AAGATTTTCCTTCTTCATATAATTGAATAATTTCTTGGTTGCTCATTTTTGTGCAATCTCCTTTTTAAAATTAGTTTCAAACCTATGCGTTGCGCGTGTTATCAATATTACTCAATAACTTCCGCTCGGGCAGACATTTCAGTCGTCCCCGTTTTTTCAAGGGTAGTTTACTATATATTGCTATATAGGGTGAGCCAACCGTTAAACTCTCTCACCATAAAAAAATACTGAATAACCTCTAAGATCACGAGAAACCTTGTGAGGTGTTAAATTTAATAAATCTATATCCATTATAAGTTCCTCCTTATGTAAGGTTCTTCAACTGGTTCTTACCAGTTGAAATCACCCTTTGATACTGTATTAGCTGCCTGAGCTGCTGGACTAGCATTTCCGCTACCCTGAGAAGCTCTATATTCCTCAACTCTCTTCTTTTCTGAAGCAAGATATACTTCTCTGTCCTGAAGAGCTTTCTTGAGTTCATCAGCTGTGATTGTTTCAGCACTATCAAATTCGTAAGGAACTGGGTTTGCACCAGTTACAACATATTCTCTATTTCTATGAGTTACTGTTTCAACTGCTGCTTCACCAAATGCAGACTCAATTGTTTTTTCTACTGTTGTGAATACATTTACAATCTTACCCCAAACCTTTGTATAAACAGGATTACTCTTGCTTGCATCAAGATTAAGGAAATACTGCATAGCATCCTTATTTCTTGCTGTAAGAGTTACAGGATAAATTGCTGTGTTATTATAGTTGAAAACAATACCATCAATTACAACATATTCATCTCCCTCATCTGGTACCTTTTCTGTTACTCCAGAAATAACAATATCAAATGAGAACTTATGTCTACCAGTATCTCCTTCTGGCTTCATCTTATCAGGTGTTACAAGTGTAACAAATCCGCCTTCATTTCTAGGAGCGGATACTGGCTTGTCCTGTCCCTGAGGATAAAAATCATTTGTCTGATAAGATGGATTAAGTCTAATAAGAGTTGCATTTTCATAACCATCTGTTACAACAGTCTTACCAGAATCAATAATTTTCTTTAAAGCTGTGTAAGAATTGTTTGTCTTACCACTTGCATAAGTTGGAGCCACATATGAATAATGTACCTGAACAATATTCTGAAGACTTGCATCTGTTGCAACATCAATTGTTCCGGCAATATAATGTGTTCCAGGAGCCTTAGACTGTTCGCCTGTGACCTTTTCCTCTAAATCAAACTGATAAATCTTTCCTTCAATGTTCATAGAATTTTCATTTTTTCTCATTACTTTTTCTCCTTAATTTACTTATAATAATATTATATCATAAATTTTTTATTTTGTCAATTTTTACTGTTCTTCTTCAAAATTACAAGTTTTACCAGCTTCTGTTATACGATATGATGCGGGATTACCTTCTCTCTTTTCTACATAACCATCAATAACTAATTTTCTAAGTGTACTAGATACTGAACGACCAGATACATCCATTTTTTCTCCAAGAGATTTAGCTATAATCCAATCATCAACTTCTCGCATAGCTTTAAGAACTGCGATACCTTTCTCTGTAAAAGGTTTGCTTCCTCCTCTGTCTTTCTTATAATCTTCAAAAAAATCTAGTGCCTCAGCTGGCACATTCATTGGATATGTTTTAAATAATTCTTCAACTGTGTCAATAAAAATATTCTTTCTTTCGTTTGTCATAATCATTATACCTCTTAATTTATTTATTTTTTCATCTTATATAATAATTATAACAAAAATTTTATTATTTGTCAATAAAAATTAATTCATCTGCATAAGGTAGTGTATGAACCCAATCTATAAATGAACTCCACTCCGTGAGTTTATGACCTGCGCGCTGCCGCACAATAGAATAAAGATTTTCATAATTCATAGTAACTGTGCGGGTTTGCAACCATGATTCTGGAAGTATTCGAATAAGTTCTTTCCAATATCTTTTATCTTTTGTTTCAAGATAACTCCTACGAAGATATTCACATACTTCAATAACTGTATCTTCCCATATCTCTCTAATATACACATCAGGATTATATGGTTCACAATCATAAACTTTTGCAGATTCATCAAAATCATCCATTTCAAAACAATCCATTGTAATTGGAGTTGTTGCAAGCTTATGCATTGTACTTGTTGAATTGGCGGTTGTTCCTACTTTATAAGTATCGAATTCTTTCCACCAATAAAGCGGTGCCGTAATATCAACAGATACCATAATTTGACGCATAAATTTACGATGCTCTGGACCACCTTTAATAAGTCTCTGCATAAGATCAATATCATTTGGACCAAGTCCAAATTGACTTGTATCATATGTTACTTTTTCTTCACCGTTATGTAATTCATAATCTTTTATTGCATATCCAGTATCTCCTTTAGCCCAGCTTTCAAGGGGATTGCGCATCCCCCTGGTAGCATGCTTGAAACCCCAGACATCTGTATTTTCGAATTTCATCTATATAAACTCCTTTACTACAGTATCACAGAAACCATATTTAATAGCTTCGTCTGTAAAAAACCACCAATCATCACGATATTTTTCTTTATACAAATCTTCGGTTATCTTTGTATTAGCAAGAAAATGAGTTTTAAGTTTTTCAAGTAGCATTTCATAAAATTTTGAATAATTCTTAAATTTGCCAGCGTCAATCTGTCCTCCTATATCAGTAGATCCTTCATGAAACAGAAAAGTTGCGCTAGGATATGAATATCTCTTATGTCCTGCAACTAATATTGCTAACCCCATACTATATGCAGTTCCTATATTAATTGTATATACAGGAGTTTTAGATAGATTAATTGCATCTATAATTGTAAATCCTGCAGGAATACTACCGCCATAAGAATTAATTAAAATCTTAATAGGTTTTCTATCTTCTGGTGCAAGATCTTTATCCATAATATTCCACATACGAATTAAATGAGATATACTTTCTGCAACTTCATATGTAACATCAGCCAAAAATAATACTCTATTAGCAATATCAAGAGCCTCAGTGACACTGTCTATACTTTTTAATTCAGAAGTATTATTAAGATACTCTATAATTAATGATTCTGGTGTTATTTCTTCTGTTAATTTCTTATTGTCCATAAATTTTTCGTCACTCATTTGTTGCCTCCTTCGTCAGCTCTAAAAATGCTAAATCTGTAGCTATTTGTTTGATTTTAAACTCAAGATTTGTTTTATCATTAAATCTGAATAATTTAATTTTATTATCAATACAGTATTGATTTTTTAGATTATCTATTTCACATAAATATAAAAAATCTTCATATGTCATTTTCCAGTTTTTATCATATGTATCATGCTGCCCGCCATCATACTCTATTAAACAAAATAATTCATCATTATTATTGAAAATAGCAAAATCAAATCTTGGGGTTCCATTTTTAGGTGTCTTTAAATCTTTAAAAATATATTCTTTTTTATAGTTTATATTAAAAAAATTCAACCAATATATTATTTGAGTTTCGCCCCATGAAATAATACATCCACAACTTTTTGTTTTTCCAGATATTAAATTACCTCTAAATACTTCTTTAACAGTTCCGCATTTACATTGACAAATCCAATAGTTGGGTTTATTTGATTTTTCAATTACTGTTAAATATCCAAAAGTTTTACCTATTAGATTGTCCTTTATCTTTTTACCATTTTTATTATGACATAATTGACATAATTTATTTCTATTTAAGTTATCTGTTCTTATACTTCTAATATTACCACAATTTACACATTCACAAACCCAAAAAGTTCTACTTTTTAATTTAGTCTGTTCTGTATCTTCTTTTAAAATTTTATTATTCCCTATAATAGTTCCAGGTGTATATTTAATTTTTGCTGGCATTATTAGAAACTCCTTTATTACCATTATATCCAAAAACATTTGCTTGATATAATTCTATAAAATATTTTTCTTTCTCATTTAATTCTGTTTGAGAGCATTCTGTCAATAATTCAAAAGTAAAATTTTCTAATCCATATTCTTGAATTGCTTTATATAATTTATTTCCGGGCGGGGTGTCGATACCAAGCCCGCATTTACAATGTTCATTCCAACGCTTATATATATCAACAGCTTGACCAATATAACATTCATTAGTAATAAGATTTGTTATTTTATAAATCCCGCATCTTGTTTTCCCTTGTAATATAATTGGAAATTGTTTTTTAGCAAGAGGTTGCCAATATGTCTGCCATATAAGCATTGATAAAATTCTAGGTTTATTAAGTTGTCTCTTAACGGTTTCAAGACGGCGTGCATCAGATAAATCTGATTCAGAAGGAGATAACTTATAGTTATCTTTATTGTCTTTTACCTCTTGTTCTTTTAAGAGAGCTTCATATGCGGCAGCTCGTGTTTCTTTAAGCTTATCTAACTCTTTTTGTAGATTAGTTACATCTTTAGTTAAAAAAGCTATTTCTTTATCAAACTCTGCTTCTGCTTCATAATATCTTGTTTCGAGAGTTTTTACATAATTAGCGCATGCTTCATCCGCAATTTCTTCATTATTAGTTTTTAATTTGTTTAAGTATTCAGTTTGTTGATTTATTTCATTGAATACATTTTGTTTAGTTGTATTTAAATTATTTATCTCATTATTAAGATAATTAATTGAATTATTTAATTCATTTTTATTTGAAACTAACTGTGTATTTTGTTGTTTTAATATTTCGTTTTGTTTTTCAATCTCTTTATCAATCTGTTTCTTTTGAGCTAATGAATATATTAAAAAACCACATACACAAATTAGTATAATGATTACTATGTATAACATTGGCTCCTTATAGAAAATTGGGGTTAGATATAAAACCTAACCCCATATATTTTCTTGAATTTTAAACTTTAATTACTCAGCGTTCTTAGCTGCAAGCTTAGCCTGTGCTGCTGCAAGTTCCTCAGCTTCGATAGACTCGATTGTTGACTCGCGTCCCTTATCTGTAAGCTGGATAAACTTAACTCCCTTATGAGTAACATTACCATTCTCATCTGTTTCCTCAATCTCACCAGGTACTCTTACTGCATAATCCTTACCCTTGCGGCAAAGAGCTGCTGTTACGATACCATTAACTGACTTGATTGGAAGTCCTGTAGCATCAGCGATATCCTTTGCTATAATATCCTGTCCATCGTGTTCCTTAAGATAATTAAATACTGTCTTTGTGTTTTCTTTCATTAAACATTTTCTCCTTAAAAATAATTTTATTTATTATAATATAAAGTATGTATTTTGAACACCTTTATTTTATATATCTATTATATAAAAAATTTTCATATTTTTCAACTACTTGCTGTCACCAATGCAGTTTTCTAAGTATTCCATAACCAACATTAGTTGACCAAAATCCAACTTCTTGGTTTCTTCTAAAACAAGTTCTTCGAGGAGTTTATCGTCAACTCCCTCATATTTATTATGATATTCTATAATGCGGTCTGCAACTGGACCGAGTTTCTTACCAAGTTTCTTACGAAACATTCTTTTTTCTGCTCTATTCATATATATAGACACTCCACTTCTTCATCTGTAGCATATGTTGCCCAAGCAATAATTTCACCACGATAAAATATATCTTCATTTCCCTCTAAGCATTGTCCTCTTACAATAGTTCCCCTATATGGATTGTAGGTTAAGGTTCCTACTATCTCAAATAGACTATTACCAAGTCCACATAGAAAATGAACTCTTTTATTTACAGGACAATTAAATATATCTTTTCTCCATACTTTTGTCATGATAACATCTCCATTAATTCATTTTCTGTTATAATAGGAATACCTAATTCTTTAGCTTTTTTGTTTTTTGATGAAGTAGAATTAACATCATTATTAATTAGATAATTAGTTTTTGAAGAAACTGAGCTGGCAACTTTACCACCTGCCGCTTCGATTACATCAATTAGCTCTTGTCTGTTTTTAAAATTTTGGAGCTTTCCTGTTATTACAAAATTGCAATTATCTAATTTAACACTTTTGTCCTGATGTTCTGCGGGCTTGAATGTTATATAATCTACTATAGCATCTGCTTCATCATAATCAAACTCGTGAAGTGCGGCGTGCATCTCCGGTCCAAATCCATTCCACTGTGTGAAATCAAAATCTTCATGAATTAAATCTCTAAAATCTTTCCATGTTTCTACATGTTCACATATCTGTTTAGCTACTCTAGTTCCAATAAGCGGAATACCAAGACCTGATATAAAGGCATGGAGAGGAGCTTCCGCAAGTGCATCATCAATACTTTTTAATATCTTTGCTACTGATACAAAACTAAATCCAGGCTTATTCATCCATTCTTCACCATATTTTCTAAGTTTAGGAATGTCTGATATGTCATTAATCCAACCCCAGTCTACGAGTTTTTCAAGAGTCTTTTCTGAAAGCCCTTTAATATCAAGACCTTTCTTTCCACAGAAGTGGTCAAGTCTTTGTACTAATTTACCTGGGCATTGAGGATTATCACAACGTAATTCTTCCACTCCAGATTCAGCTTTCCATATATCACAGATTGAACCACAAGCAGGACATACAAAATATCCATCTATTCCATTAGAATCACAACATGAACCGCCTGCCGCAATTATTTCACCATAAGGTCTTTTATCTGCCCAAACTACTTGAGGAATTATTTGATTTGCTTTTATAATTTTAATTCTCTCTCCACGATAAGGATCGCGTCCAAGAGTATCGTACATGACACTCATATTATGAAGAGATGCTCTTTCAACAGTAGAACCGTCTATATCAATAGGCTCGAATACAGCAACAGGTGTTAAAATACCATTTCTTGATACATCATAATCAATATATTTTAATCTTGTTTCATATTCTTCATCATAAAACTTATATGCAATTCCGCCCTTGAAGTGATGGTCTGTGCGTCCCGCATTATTATAATCATTTATATCATTATATTTTATTACAATTCCATCAATAGGGTATTTATCTTTTATTAAAAGACTACCATTTAAAATAAAAGCTTCTAATTCACTTTTATCCGGAAGACCCTTTATCTGATAAGGAACGATAGTAAATCCTAACTCGGATAAATATTGAAGCTTATCAGATAATTTTGTAAAACTGAATGTATTAATTAAATCCCAAGCTACAAATGTTAATTTTCTTTTTGCACACTCTTTTGAATCCAGTAATCTAATACTTCCTGATGCAAAATTTCTAGGATTTTTATATTCATCTTTAAATTGTTCAAAATCTTTATAGGTACAAATTATTTCTCCATCAATTACTAATCTATGCTTATCATTAATTTTTTTTGGAATTGATGGAATTACAAGAGCATTATGAGTTATATCTTCTCCAACTTCACCATTACCTCTTGTTTCTGCGGAAACCAGCTTCCCGCCCTCATAATGCAAAGAACAAGTTAAACCATCCATTTTAGCCATAACAATATAATCTTTATCACCAATAAAAGACTTAACTTCTTCTATATCTTTTGTCTTAGCAAGTGATAACATTGGATGATTATGCTTAACTTTTTTAAGTTCACTTACTTCTTCAAAATGAATAACTTGAGTAGGTGAATCTGGCGAGATACAATGAGGATAAGCTTTTTCATATTCTACAATTTCAAAATACCAATCATCCCATTCTTTATCTGAAACTACAGGATTACCTTCATCATATGCTTTTGTCCATTCATTAAGACATTTTATATGTCCTAAATAATCTTTTGCGCTAATCATGGTATTCTCCTATCTGTTTAGCAAAACTCTTCATTTTAGCTTTTTCTACATTTTCCGTACTTGTTGTATATGCTGTAGTTTTTTGCTCTCCTCCACAATAATAACACATTGGTGTGTATGGAGAATATACTCTTCCACATGTTGGACATACCCATCCTTGTGGAGTCATAACTAAAAATTCATTAGTCATTTTTACCCTCCTCACTTATATAAGCGTCTTCATATCTAAAGTCGCCATAATCTTCTATATCATAATCATCAACTTCAATTAAATTAAAATCAATTTCCTCAAAGTTTGGATCATTAGGTATTTCACCTTGGTCCATTTTTAAACATATTTCTTTATTCTTTTGTAATTTCTGTATTGCTTCTTCAGCAGACTCTGCTTCAATATTAAATTCAGCATGAGCGTATAAATACCCTCTAGCATAATCTGCGGGAACACATACTGTGTAAGTTTTCATATTCATCACCTCATTTATTTATCTATAAATATTATAGCAAAAATTTTTATAAATGTAAAGAATTTTTTAATTCTTGTACGGCGGTGAAGCAGGCTGTTGCAGATTCTGTGTTAAAAGTAGCTAACCATTTTTTTTCTACATTCTCTGCTATCATGTCATATATTTCCCACTCATTTTCATCACACATATAGCAGCCATCACAACCATCATAATATTCATCATTAGCTTCTCTTTGACAGTGTTGGCAATTATCACAACCAGCATAAAATATTTCTTCTTTAATAATTTTAGCTATTTTACCCATATTATATTTTCTCCCAATCTTCTCTTTTATCTATAGGATAATGGTTATGACGCTCCATATTTAAAAATTCAGTTCCATTACTTTTAGACATATATTCATCAACAAATTTCTTTGCACATTCATTACTACAAA